ATCTACACGATTAATTGTGTATCCAAGTCTAATCTTTTCGATAAGCTGATCTGTGTCAAGGAAAGAATCAATCTTTCTCTGAACTGGTTTCAGCATTACCTGCTGTAATAAACTTTTTGCCATGTTAACACTAGCGAGTAATATACTTGAGTGCTGATACTAATGCATTGATTGATTCTGCAGCAGTATAGTACAAGTTCTTCTTCGCTCTGTCTCCTTTATCTACGTTGGCCATCCAGGTTGCTTTGAAAGACATCTTAGTTGCAATTGCTTGCAGTCTAACGATCTCTACGGTTGCCACCTGTAGTGGAATGTCTGGTTTGATTATTAGTTTAGCAACAAAAGTAAGTGCTGCGGTTAACTCTTCATCATTCATGAAGTCAGCGATCTCTGTGAGACCATTGACCATATCTAGCGTTGTTTGTTGTTGTTCCATAAGAACTCCTGTTGTTTTACTATTAATAGTATAGCACTACCGCTGACTATTCGCCATCAATTAGCTGCTCTAATATAGACATTTCTATGATTGCTAACCTAGTTTTAATCCCAGAGTCACCAAGAACTACTACGATTGCTGGATCGTTATTGTTACGAATAGCATCCGTAGTAGCCTTAGCCCATACCTCTTTATTTAAAGTAAAAGACTTTCCAACCTCCTTGAAGTCAATAGTGAAGTTCTCCCACGAAGCATCCCCCTTGTGGGTTCCTCTGCCAGAGTTCTTATGCTGCTTAGCCCCAAGTCGTTTAGACTCTCCTCTTTCACTCACTAGCGTAATCCTTCTTTGTCTTTTTAACCTTCAGCTCTACCTTGCTCATATGCTTGTCAGAGCACATCCAGGTTAGCTCTTTGGTTTCTGGGTATGAGCGTAGAGACGTTACCTCTAGCCCACACTCCTGACACTTGAACTTTCCTGGATATATGTTGTACTTAGCCATTTACTTGCGCCTTAATTGAGTCTTGAAGATCTACATCTTCTCTTACACGGTTAACGAATGCTTCTCTACCCTGAACCTTAGAGCCATCTGGAAGGATGTACCAGGCTCCTGTGCGGTTTACGATACCCATCATTTCTGCAGTATCCACCAAGTCACCTACGGTGTCTATGCCAACCATGGGTCCTCTGAAGTAGAAGTCATACTCTCCAGACTGGAAGCCTGGTGATGTCTTAGAGAACTGAAGTTCCCAACGAACCTTGCGGCCTACCTTCTCTTCAATAAGTTTGTCTCCCACCGCAATCTTGCCTTTAATTGCTTGGTTATCTGACTCAGACGAGAAAAGTTTGATAACAGTTGAGCTGTAGAACTTAGTCGCTTGGCCACCCGAAGGCTGCTGACTTGTATACATAGCGCTAATATTATTACGAGATTGACTGATAAGAACAAGAAGCGTTGGCTTAACTTTATTATTGGCATAGTTGAGCATCTTCCATGCGTTACTAAAGTCTCTAGACTCTGCTCCAATTTGCTTTGTGTTTTCAAGTTGCTTAAGTTCATCAGAATCTTTCTCAAAATAAATAGCAGGAAGTAGTGAGGTGATAGAGTCAATGACAATAATGTCAACTCCAGCATTCATCAGGTTAGTTCCTACATCAACCATCTCGTTAATAGTTCTTGCCTGGGATACAATAAGGTTATCTGTATCTACCCCCAGAGCCTTGGCCCACTCTTCAGAGTAGGACATCTCGGCATCGATCCAGGCACAAAGCTTGCCCTCCTGCTGGGCTTCACCAATCATTTGCAGACATAGTGAAGACTTGGCAGAAGACTTGCTTCCCCAGATGAGAACTTGTCTACCCATTGGCAGACCACCATTTAGAGCACGGTTTAGACCAAAGCTGGGCACTGCCTGGAACTCTGTCTTGAATCCAACACCATTAGACAAGCGCTTGCGTATGCGTGGATCCAGTGCGGCCATTGCCTCTTCTATAGTAGTCATTATGCTACCAACTCATTGATCTTGGCAGGGTTGAATCCAGCCCACCATTCATCGCCAGCATTGACTACAGGAGCAGCTTTGAAGCCCATAGAGACTATCTTATCGTAGGCAGCAGCATCTTCTGTGATGTCTACGGTCTCGAACTCTAGGCCGTTCTTTGTTAGCAACTTCTTGGTCTGGTCACACTGTACGCATGATGGCTTTGTATATACTGTAATTGTCATTAGAACTTTACTCCGTGCTTCTCTGGTCGTGACTTATTAAATGCAGTCTTCTTTTCGAATGCTTCATCTAGTGATACGTGAGTGTACTCATGCTCTACCAGACCAGCATACAGGTCGAAGGTACGGATCAGAATGTCTGCCATTTCATCGGCAACCTCTGCTGGACCTCGTGACTTTCGGATTGCCTCCATAACCTCCACAGCCTCTGATACAATCATCATTAACTGTTTAGTCATAAATATATCCTTTTGCTCCTGCGATGCTCCTTCCAAAACATTCCAGAAACCTTTTTCTACTGCAACCTCGTGCAGGTGATCTGATACTTCATCAAACACTTTCTACATCCTCCATAATTACTGTGCCATCTTTTGTCTGTCCAAAGGTAAAGTTGTATGCATTACCCTCTTCAATTTTCATATACGCCTTGGCAAAAGACGTAGGAAATACTGTAACTGAGTGCAGGTCACGGTCAGTGTCAGCAACCACTAGGGATGCCATCTTCTTTCCAGCCTTTGTCACTCGTGGTCTAAACGATACTACGAACTTCTCGTCTTCCTTGTAAGGTAGCTGACGATAGTTCAAGAACTTTAGGAACGCTGCCTCTGAGGTCTTAATCTCGTCCACAGGAACTGCTGACACAATGCGGTTATCGCTAGCTAGCAAGATGTATGTCTTACCTGCTTCGATCTTGGTCTGCTCTTCATCGAAGATGCCAACACTACCAGTCTTATCTAGCAACTCTACACGTGACCATCCGTTACCACGCTTAATGCCCTTAATCATTCCCATAAGGATGAATGAGCCCTTCTCCTCAAACTCTTCTACCTCGTTAATAAAGGCGTGGAAGTGTGATGGGACTGACAGGTTAAACTCTGGTAGGTTTAGGTACTCGTACAGGTTCTCCTTTACCTCTTCATCGTCACGTGGGTTATCTGGGAATGTTGCTGCCCCGATAACTCGTAGTGCCTGAAGTGCACGACTATTTACACCGCTACCCTTGGTGAATGTAAACTCCTCCAACTCCTTGTAAGAGTTAAACGGACGAGCCTCCATATACTTGCTAGCAATGTTGTCAGAGATGTACTTGATTGCGGTTAGACCGAATCGAATACCCTTGCCCTCAATCTTGAAGTCTGCATCTGAGTCATTGATGTGTGGGAGTCGAATAGAGATTCCCATGCGCTTTGCCTCAATCAGGTACTCTGTTCTAGCATCCTTGTCCTTCTCGTTCTTGAGAAGAGCAAACATGAACTCGATAGGGTAGTAGTACTTCAACCAAGCAGTCCAGTATGAGAGGGTCGAGTAAGCCACGGCGTGAGACTTGTTGAAAGAGTATCCAGCGTGGGCCTCAAAGTCCGTCCAGAGCTCTTCAGCGACGTTAGGGGATAGGAATCGAGATGCACCCTTGACGAACTGATCACGGTATGCGTCAAATTCACGTGCGTCTTTCTTCTTACCGATAATCTTACGAACCTTGTCAGCCTCTGCCATGGTCATTCCACCAAGTTCAGTACAAGCCTGCATAACCTGTTCCTGGTATAGAATACATCCGTAGGTCTCGGCAGTGAACGCCTTCATCACCTGGTGGTGGTATGAGATGTTCTGCTTGCCGTGCTTACGAGCAATGTAGTCCTTACCGATGGTATTAGCAGCACCTGGGCGAACTAGTGCGTTAGATGCAGCAAGTTCAGCAAAGTTCTTAACGCCCATCTTGACTAGCAAGTTGGTATATGGAGTCGCTTCACACTGGAACACGCCCTTGGTGTAACCCTCTGACAACATCTTGTAGACGTTAGCGTCTTCCATATTTAGCTTAAGAAGCTCGATGTGCTTGCCTTCACGTTCCTTAATGATCTTAAGAGTATCCTGAAGTACTGACAAGGTCTTTAGACCAAGTGCATCAATCTTAATAAGACCAATACGCTCTGCTTCTGTCATGTCTACTGCTACTACTGGAATACGTTCCTTAGATCCCGTGGCAGAACGAGTCTCCATAGGGGCAAAGCGGAAGATAGGCTCCTTGGCAGTAACCACACCTGCGGCGTGAATACCAGTACCACGGATGCGACCACGTAGCTGCTCTCCATAGATTTCTACCTCTGGGTACTTTTCACGGAACCATTCGGTTGACTTAGATAGGCAGTACTCGTCCCAAGTGTCCACAAGCTTAAGTACCTTATTTACATCTGGTAGAGGAATGTTAAGTACACGAGCAACGTCACGTACAACACCCTTGTCCTTGAAGGAAAGAAAGGTAGCAATAGAAGCAACATGGCGGTATTGGCGTACAAGGTAGTCCTTTACTTCTTCACGACGAGAGTCCTGGATATCTGTATCGATATCTGGGAAGTCATTACGCTCAGGGTTGATGAAACGGAAGAACAACAGTCCGTGAACGATAGGGTCAATGTCTGTAATACCTAGGGCATAGCAGAGTAGTGAACCAGCAGCAGAACCACGACCAGGACCAACCATAATGTCTTCCTTCTTAGCCCATGCAATCATGTTGCGTACGACTAGGAAGTAGGGGCCAAAGTTCTTGTCCTTGATTACCTGAAGCTCTTCTGCAAGACGTGCCATGTACTCATCGCTGTACACTCCACGCTCCTTAAGACCAGCTGTGGCTAGCTCTAGGAGTTCACCATCTGGATCCTGGTACTGTGCAGGAAGCAGGTCCTGGTGATCCTTGATGTCGTAGTCCTCGATGCGGTCTACAATTTCTAGAGTGTTTGCGTAGATGTCAGGACGGTCAATGCCCTGCTCCTCCATGGCAGACTTCATTTCTTCGTATGAGAGTAGGTGAATCTCAAACTTGTTAAAGGACATAGGACGCTCTTCACCGTATAGGTAATCTAGACGTTCCATCATGTCCGTGTACTCTGCTGACTCTGCATAGGTGGATTCCTTTTGAACCTTGTTACCGTGGCTGTTTAGCAGAAGCTTGAACTCCTGAATCTCCTTCTGCTCTGGACCTGAGTGGTGGCAGTCTGGAGTAGTAATAATCTTGATGCCAAATTCGTCTGCAAGATCAATAAGAATCTTATTAACCTCTGCTCCGTTGTGTGGCATGACCTCTACATAGTAGTCTTCACCAAAGGTCTTCTTAGCCCACTTGATGTGGTCCTTTGCGACAGCAAGGTTTTCTGCCTCGATAGCCTTAGCAAGGAAGCCTGATAGACATCCAGAGGTTACGATTAGGCCCTCTTTGTACTCTGCTAGAATCTCCCAGTCAATACGTGGCTTCTTGTAGTAGCCCTCAGTCCAGCCAATTTCATTTAGCTTGTTAAGGTTCTCTAGGCCCTGCTGGTTCTTAGCAAGAATAATAAGGTGGTTATAGTTAAGGTCAAGTGGGTCGTTCTTGGCCTTCTTGTCTTCGTGGTCGAAGCGGTCCTTGGTAATGTATCCCTCGATGCCCAGGATTGGCTTGATGCCAGCTTCCTTTGCGGCACGATACATTTCACGGTGACCAGATAGAGATCCATGGTCAGTGATAGCGATTGCTGGCATTCCCAGCGAAACAGCACGGTCCACATATTCCTGTGGAGTTGCAATTCCATCGAACAAACTATAGTGGGTGTGTACGTGGAGTCCTGCGTAATTCATTAAGATCCTTCTTGTTTATTTGAAGTTTAAGTATGACATGAAAAGTCATTGTTGTCAATAGGTAAATGAAAGTGGGGACAGCACTAAGCCATCCCCACAAACATTAGTTATTACCAGTCGGTGTTGCTTGAGGTAATTGATGATCCGCCATCGAAGCCTAGGTAGAAGGCTTCCTGCTCTGCGTAAACAACCTCACGAACAACCTTGTCTAGGTTGAATGGCTCAATGCCAGTCCAGTCAAATGGCTCGGCATCTGGCTTGCTTGGCATTAGCACGTAGCTGGTCTCAGTTCCCTGACCATTACGCTTTAGCTTCCACTCAAGGTTTGAGATTGAGCCAGTGTCTAGTGCATACTCACGAATGTTGTTGAATGCAGACTGCTTTGAGATACCCTGTGACCATACGGCTACATATGGGTCTTCCTCGCCATCGTCTACTACCACGTTGCAGTAGAAGCGTAGGCGTGAACGCCAACCTGACTTAGGCTCCTTGCGAGCCATCTCACAACCGAAGCAGCGACCCTCTGAGTCGATGGTACATGCGGCCTTGCGCTTGTAGTCCTTTGGATTGGTGTGCTCTGAAATTACAACAGATAGACCACGTGTTTCTGCGTAGCTAGCTGAATCTGAGTCTAGCTCTTCTACGAAGCGAATCTTTACTGACTGGGAGTCATCTAGCTTTACCCAGCGGACCTTTGCTCCTGTGTTTTCGTACTTTGGCTTATCCATTAGTGCGCTGATATCTTTTAGCCCTCGAATGATACTCATTATTTTCTCCTTATTTGTTGTTGGTGTATTAGTTTAGCATACTGGCAATTGATTTGTCAAACGATTCATCAAGATTCTTGATTGCCTCATCAGACATGTCGCCAATGTCCTTATACTGTTTATCTAATTTTACTACGGAGACACGTGATCCAAGACGTTCTACGATCTTGTCTTTCATGTTTCCGCCTGCTTCATCATTGTCTGCAATAACTATGATGTTATTGAAGTATTTTTGTAGTAGGTCTGTTTGGATATTGGATACGTTGGCACCCAATGTAGCTACCGCTGGAAACCCACACTGGTCCAAGCGAATAGCATCGAAAGACGATTCTACCACATAAACTTTGTTTGCGGTTTTAACACGGTTAAGATTGAATAGAGTCTTGCTCTTAGGTAGGCCTGGGGTGTTCTTGAACTCCTTACCCTCGATTGAGCGACCAACGAAACCGATCTCCATACCATCTGGTGAGTGCACTGGGATAGTTACCATATCTTGCTTCTCAGAGAAGCCTAGCTGGAACTTCTTTACAGAGGCCTCAGTTATAAGTCTGCCAGAATAATATCTCATTGCTCTTGGGGAGTCTAGAGCCTGCTGGTTTAGTCTCTTGATTAGCAGCTGGTCATACTGGACATACATAGGCTTGTCTACAAGCTTCTTCTCAATGTCCTGGTTGAAGTTGCCCTCTTGCTCCTTGCTCTTAATAAAACGAACAGACTCAAAGTATGTGCGAGCTGAGTTGTGCATTACGAACTCTACAAGGCTTGCAACCTTCTGGCAAGAGAAGCAAAAGAATGTTCCATTGAACTTATCTACTTCTCCTGCTGGTGAGCGATAGTTATTGTGGTACGGGCAGAAGATGATATAGTCTGAATCGATCTCATTCTCGATGGTTACCCCCGAGCCAACCAAGATACGCTTGATTTGCTCTGGAGTGTATACCGACTTATTGCTCTTCATTAGTTATCCTCAAAGTCCTTGTACTTGTACCAGCCCTTGTCAAAGTCTGCCTGCACCATAAACTCACCCATAAAACCATTACGGTTCTTACGGAACACGCACTCAATAACGTCAGAGTTAGTGGCACGACCCAAGGCTAGCACCCAGTCAGCGTCATAAGCGATCTGACGGGACCATGCGGTCTGGCCTAGGGTAGGAACGGTGTCCAATTTGTTAACGTCATCTGGGGTCGCTGATGAGATTGCGATGATAGGAATCTCTTCACCAATTGCCAAAAGCTTTAGTTCACGAGATAGGTTCTTCATACGAACTGTCTCATTCTCCGACTTCTGGTTTGGGCTCATTAGCTGTAGGTAGTCAACGATGATGAGGTCTGGCTTGTACTGGTCGATCTTACCACGAATAACTGATGGGGTAACCTCTCCACCAGAGTCGTTAGAGATGATATGGAACTCTGGCTTACCAGCAAGCTCCTTTGAGTGCCAACGCTTTAGGTCTGCAATCTCAATCTCGCCATTTGAAATCTTACGGTGTGACCAGAGACCTTCACCCATAATAGTAAATACACGGTTACGAACTTCTGTCTCACTCATTTCAAGTGAGATTACTAGTGGGGACTTCCCCTGCTTCCATGCCTGTACCGCAAAGTATAGAGCCATCCACGACTTGCCAATACCTGGGTAGGCAAGGAAGACTCCTAGTTGACCTGGCATAATTCCAGCAGGTAGATAGTTATCAAAACCGCCTAGTCCAGTCTTGATGCCGAGCATACCCAGTTCTTTTTGCTTCTGGACATTCTCGTAGTATGCAACTGCGTCATCTAGGTCTGTAGCATCGATGTCACGGATAGTAGAAGTATTCTTCTTAAGCTCTGAAGTCTTCTGGATCAGGTCCTCTAGGGCCTTTACGCCTTCACCTGCCTGAACCTCTGATGCAGCAACACGAATGATGTCCTTAAGACTATCGTTCATGTACTCTACCTGAAGCTCCTCTAGGTGGTGCTTAGTAGCTCCAACGCCATCTACTGGGTGGAAGTCACGGAACTTGTCTACAACAAGGTTTACTGGAGGCGTAGAGCCGTTGTTCTCGGAGTAGTTGCGGATGAACTGCCAGATGTCGTTATGAGTACGCAGAAGCGTCTCTACGTTTGCCTGTAGCAATACGTGAATCTGCTTGTCCTGAAGTACCGCTGAAATTAGCTTTGACTCTGTATTATTCATTTAACCACTGCCGAGCTAACTTGCGTCGCTCTGCTCTCTCCTCTAAGTCTCGTTTGTAATCTGTTCTGCCATCAATAATCTTGTCAGCATAGTTGGCAAAGTATTTCCATGCTGGTTTTGTGGCTGCCTCGAAGTAGTACTCTAGCAGGTCATAACAATATGACATTCCATATGATTCGATTAGGGCATCTGCTGCCCATTGTTCTACGTTTAAATTTAAAAGTGGCTTTTCCTCATACCGAATAGTATGTAGTTTGCTATAGCGACTGAGCAAAGCCATGCGGTCTTTGCGTTCAGCCATTACTTTTCCTGGTTCTCGTTAATCTTCTCTGTGAGCTTCTGCTCTACAAAGGAATATACTCGCTCGAAAGCCTCGTTGGTGTTTTCTCCATCACGTTTGTGATCTTCAATGCCTACGTCAATGCGTAGTGATTGGAAGTTGCCCATGTTAAGCGTGTAGCCTAGCATTACATTAATCTTTGTCTGGTCCATACCCATTTTTGTTCCTCTCAAGAACTTTTTCTACGATTATTCATTATTCCTGAAACAGTTGATCTTGCAACTCCAAATATTTCAGATACTTCTCTGTGTGTCTTACCTAATGATAGCACAAGGTGTCTGATTGTGTCAACGTCTGCGTTAGTTAATTTTGATAGTGGAGAATTTTCTCCAGACTTAAGCTTTCCATTTTTTACAGCGTCTTTCCCATTTTCAGAATAGGTTCCATATCTTAAATTATCCACATGATTGTTCATCTTATTATCATCTAAATGACAGACAATCTCTTTGCCTGGAATTTTGTCCAAGAACGCTTCTGCTACTAAGCGATGAACTAAGAAATTTTTCATCTTTTGCTTTACGCATAGCGTTACTGCAGGATATCCATTAGATTTCCATTGGGACATTTGTCTTGGATTTAATGGTTTATCTTTACTATTTCCACTTGGTCTCCAGCTTCTTACGTTGCCAAAATTTGATACTTCGTAGTCTTGTGACCAGGCAACAGGCTTCCATGTTTCATTCATACAGCTATTATACCATAAAAGTATGAATCAAATACTCTCTTGCCACACGGGGATAAATCTACCGTCTTCTGTTCTCGTATATGTAAGCATACCATCTCCAAGTCTTCTAGTTAGCTCTTGTCTCGTAGGAGTTATATTGTTAGTGACTAGCTTGTCTTTACGTGGTGTTCCGATGTGATAGGATGCAAGTATATCACGAATCTCGTAAACCTGCGACTCTGAATAATAACTTCTTACCTGCCAGCCAGTTTCTCCACCCTTCTGAGATCCAGTTGGACGAGGGATAACTCCACGATTCATCAGGGATGGCATGTACTTCTTGTGCCTATTAACTAGCTGTGCAGTCTCTCCTACTGTGTAGGCTCTTTCACGATTCTTTTTAAAGTCTGTGATCAGGCAGCTTTCGATTCTGTCCTGAACAATATTATAGACTGACATAATGCCGTTAGATTTATTTAGGTGGTGAACTCTTACAAGGTCTCCATTTAAGAACCAAACCTTTTTATTGCCACTAATAGTCTTAGCTAGGTTGTACTCTTCTGTGCTTAATCGTCTAGGAAGATCAGCCATGATTCCTACTATACTGGAACGCCAACTGCAATTAGGTTAACCTTTACAGCTACCGAACCTGCAGTGTTGAATCTAATTGTTCCATCTACTCTTGAGGTGGTAATGCTTTGAAGGGTAACTGTTACGTTCTGTCCAGATGCCGTTCCCTCTAGCAATACTGGGCTAGCTGTAACGATAGGTGCATACTTGAACTCACCCTTAAATGGGTATGAGAATGGGACAGTGGTGTCTGCCGTAACGGTGGTGGCTGTCTGGTAAATAACTTTTTCTCCAGCAACAATCTTTGTTTCTGTAATCAAAGAGTTCTGAACTCCGTTAGATGTGTCAATGGCTGCGTACTTGTAAGTAGCAGAGCTAGTTGTTGCTGCAAGCTCATTAATTGCCTCAGCAAGCTGATAAATATATGAGACGTCTAGAGGCTGTCCTCTATCTGGAGTAGGTATTTTTGACATAGTAGTACTATTATAGCATTAGATGTCGGATTGTGCAGAGTAGAATATCTTTGCGACTTCAGAAACTTCTTGTGGATATGTCGATGCCTGAACTAAAAACTTGATCTTTGACTCTGATGCAGATGCGATGTATGTGCAAGATCCCTCTGTGACTGTCTTATAGTATCTAAATGTGCTATCTGCTGGATGGGCATTTATGTCAGTGCTGATGTAGACATCTAGAGACTTATTGTCTATTGTGTCTGGGAGTGTCCAGGATAGGGTTGCTGTCTTTCCAGATACAGATAGTGACTTCCTTATCTCTGCCCCAGAATTTACCCTTCCGTAACCGACATATGTTTCAGCATCTGTACTAGCGATAGAAAAGGTTAGGCTGGTAACTGGAGCAATAACTGTTACGCTATTGTGAGAATATTCTGATGGGTCCGTATCAGCGATGCTGACTATGTCACCTACAGAAAACTTGTGTGGAATTTCTGTTGTATAGGTCACTACGGTTCCAGTGGTTGCTATTGACTCTATGGCCTTTGTTATTGCAGGAATGCCTATGCTGTAAATTGGAGACCAGGCAGAGATTCTGTTCTTGTCTTCTGAAACAACTCTATATCTGACCAGGTGCTTTCCACTTGGAAGCATAACTGGCAAATCTTTTACTGGAATGGTTACTTTTTTAGTAGCGGCCATTAGGACACTCCAACCCCCAGCGCAAACCTAAACTCTACAAGGTTGGTAGTGTTTGAAAGCTTTACAATTGTTCTAGACTGAACGTTCCTTATTACGGTGTATCCCGTTAGGCCATATAGAGGATTTAGAGATGTTACGTTTTCTAGTCTGATTGCATCTAGCGCTATATAGAACTTGTCTGTTGGTTCATTGCTTGAGTCTAATACTGAGGCGTAGATCTTAACCATACTAACATTGTTCCATGTAAAGCCTGCTCCCTGGAATAGCTCTTGCAACTCTTTTGTAACTACTACATACCTATTGGTTAGGAAGTTTTGCTGCAGTTTGCCCACAGGAGTTAGAGAGTGCTCGATATCAACTTCAAGTCTAGACCAGCTTGTAGATGCGTAGTCATCGGAGGCTGCGAACTCGACCACAAGCCTTACCCTTGCTGGCAGATCTTCATCTGCGGCGTCCTTATTTACTACAGAGAATGCAACCTTGAGCTGATCCTTTGGTAAGTTATTGCTCAGGCTTACCTTTGAGTTTACTAGGTGTATGTGGTGTGCTCCAGAGAGGATGTTAAGTCTTGGGGTTATCACTGTACCGCCAGAAACGTAGCTAGTTGTTGTAGTATTAGCAATAGAAAAAGTTGTAGGGGTTACAGCGGTAACTGTTTGAGCGGAAACGTTATATGCTGATGGGTCAATGCCAGATGTCGTTATGGTTTCTCCAACTCTAATTCCGTGGTTAGTAGAAGTTGTGTATGTAACAGTTGTGCCGTTTCCAACTACCCCAGTAATTGTGGCTGTTGCATTTTGCAGATCACAGTCGTTGCCAGCCATGAAGATTGATCTATTAAAGTATCTAGGCAGTTCGTATCTAGCGATTCTATCGTCATCTAGCATAGTCTTGTTATCTGCGTTTGTTATGAATACTGGCTCTGTGCGGTTAATAACTCTTTGATCGTCGGAATTTGCCAGTGCCTCGAAGACTTCTTCGATGGCTACAGCTGATGATGATTCATGATACTCCCAATTCTCGCCATCTGAAAATACAAATAGTGGCTTACTGTCAGCAGCGCCAGCTGATGGGTTAGATCCAGAAGAGTAGACTCCGATTTCTGACATCTCGTATCTCTCGGTGGTTGGTAGCTCTGCCGTTAGAACAATCTTTGGAGTTCCGTTTTCATTTACGTATCCACG